ACAGCACAGCGCTCATATGCTTCCTCAATGATGTCATCGATATCAAGATCAAATGCAGTTGTACCTGAAGTAGCCATCTAACCTCCTAAAAAGTACCTTTAAATTTTGTACCTCTAATTGCAGCACCTTGTCCTTTAGTTACCATACCACCTTGTGCTCTACCTTTTGGAGAACCTTTACCAATGATATCAGCTTTAGATGTTTTAGAACTCTTTTTAGATCCTCTTTTTTTAGCTGCCTTCAGTTTTTTTGCTTTATCTATTTCTTGAGCAGTTAGCGTTGCAGCAGCACCTACACCTATTTTAGCTGCATCCGAAGTGCCTTTTCCTACTAAGTTTGCTCTTTTTGCCGTAACTTTTTGTGCACTCTCTCTTTTAATTCTGTCTAACATTCTTTTTATTTGTGCTTGA